AGTAAGCAACGATCTTATGAAGGAACAGCACCCAAGTATGAAATTCCAAAAGGAATCGAATACTCGTGTAACCTTCGGTGGTACAAAGAAAAGCTAATTATTTAGTAATTCCTACCCAACGAATAAATTAAAACCGTACTGGAGGCCCTTCGGGGCAGGTACATAAAAAGGAAACAACTATGGCAAATGCAAGTACAACTGGATTTGGTTTAAGAGCTGTAATGACTGTTGGAAATACTCCAGCAACTTCAGGACAATCTGAATATAAAATCCAAACTGCACCTGGCGTAGCATCAAACAAAGGTGATCCAATGTCGTTTAACGATGGTGGAGCAACTGCGGGCGAAGCTGGTAAGGTACAGGATGCTTCTTTTACTACAACTGACGATGGTGGGAATGGCGGAACTGCGTGGACAACTGCAAACTCTGCTCTTCTAATTGGTGTTTTCAACGGAGCTTTCTTCGTTGACTCTAATGGAAAACCTACTTTTTCAAACAATGTAGTAGCATCACAAGCAACGTCAACAGACTACAACACAGGGTCTGATGACATTACGGCTTTCATCATTGACAATCCTCTACAGGAATATGTCGTGAAAGCTGATGCCGCTTTGGCGCAAACTCTTATTGGAGTTAACCCAATGCAAGGCTTTAACACTAACAACTACACAGCGACAGATAACAAAGATGGTCAATCGATCACTACGTTAGATGTTGGTTCTGCGGCAACAACTTCAATGTTTACTGTCGTAAGAAACGCAAACGATCCAGAGAATAAAGATCAAACTGCAGCGGGATGTAATTTCGTTGTAATGATTGCTCCGGGTAGTTCGTTGTACAACTAATAGCTAAATAGGAGTATATAACTATGGCAATATCACGAGCACAACTAGTTAAAGAACTAGAGCCTGGTCTAAATGCACTATTTGGACTAGAGTACAAACAATACGCTGATGAGTGGAATGAGATTTTCGACACAGAAACTTCAGACAGAGCTTTCGAAGAGGAAGTAATGTTAGCAGGTTTCTCAAATGCGGCAGTTAAACCTGAAGGACAAGGTGTAACTTTCGACGATGCTCAAGAAACTTTCACAGCGAGATACACTAACGAAACGATTGCATTAGCGTTCGCAATCACAGAAGAAGCTATCGAAGATAACTTGTATGACAGACTTGCGTCTAGATATACAAAAGCGTTAGCAAGATCTATGGCGAGCACTAAGAACATCAAAGGCGCTGCAGTATTAAACAACGCGTTTGATAGTAGCTTTGCTGGTGGAGATGGTAAGGAGCTTTGCGCTACTGACCACCCTACATTAGCTGGTACTTTTTCAAACGAGTTATCAACAGCTGCAGAGTTGAATGAAACATCATTGGAGCAGTCTTTAATCGACATCGCTGCATTCACTGATGAAAGAGGCCTAAAAATTGCAGCACAAGGAGTGAAATTAGTAATTCCTTCTGCTTTACAATTTACTGCTGACAGACTTATGAATTCTGCTGGTAGAGTTGGCACTGCTGATAATGATATCAACGCAATCAGAAACATGGGAATGATTCCGCAAGGATACACAATCAACCACTATCTGACAAATGCGAAGAAATTCTTTATCAAAACAGATGTGCCTAATGGTCTAAAACATTTCAACAGATCACCTATTAAAACTTCAATGGAAGGTGACTTTGACACTGGTAACGTAAGATACAAAGCTAGAGAGAGATACGTATTCGGATTCTCTGACCCTAGAGGTATCTTCGGATCAAACGCAACGTAATAAATTATTTAAAGGGGCCGCTTTTAAACGGCCCCTTTTTCATATATAAGGTGTGAATATGAAAAATTTCCTAGTCAAAATATATGCATATAGTTACAAAATGGAGCTAACAATTACCTCTGAAGATGGCCCATTGGACATAGAAAATGCAATTATTGACAAATTGGGAAAAGGTGATATAAAATGGGAATATCTTGGAGAAATGAATGATCCAAGAATAAACCGAATAACCTATGAGGAGGTTATTAATGGAGGAGATGATGCAACATCTACAGGACCTTTACACAAAGAAGAGGGGTCTGGATCTAGAATGGGAGCAGGAGCATCTTAAAGAGGGTAGATATACTCTCAACATGGTTAAGATTGACAGAAAAGTCAGAGAAGTAATTAGCCATATAAAACTTGCAGAAGCTAAAAAAGAGCATATGCAAAATAAGATAGAAGAACCTGCACCTACAGTTTCTGTAGCCACTTAAGAGCTACATACAAAAATCAATATAAAAACATAGCCCTCTTGCGCTCTAATTAAATGTGTTGTATAAAGGACACACTAAGATAATTAAGTACATAAATTGGTTATTCTTTTCTTAGTAAGAGTAACTGGCGCGAGGAGGCGCTGATTATATGACAACACACTTTAAAAATGGAGTCACTAACGTAGTAGGAAAAGATGGAGGTTCTTCTGTATTTAGTGGAATCAAACAACCTCTTATTACAGGTGGGTACGAACAAGAAGAAGCGTATCAAAATGATTTTACAATCTACAACGCAGGAGATTGGACAGTCACATCAACTGGTGGATCTGACTTTCAACTAGCACAATATGCTGGTGGATGGTTAAGATTAGGAGATAATGCTCCAGCAGCCGGTGAAGTTACAGGTGTTGCAGGACCAGAGGTTTGGCAATACTTATCAACTAACAAATGGTATTTTGAAACTAGCATCGCAGTAACAGATGTAAGTGACGCTAATATCTTTGTTGGTTTTGCTCAGGATGGTTATGTAGATTCTGACACTTTACCAACTGATGGTATTGGATTCTCACACTTACAAGATACAACTACAATTCAATTCATTTCTAGAAAAAATGGAGCAGGTGTATCTTTTGATATGTTAGACTCTGCAGGCGGATCTACTTTTACTTTTGAAGATTCAACTGTGCCTACACAAACAGCAACGGTTCAAGCTAAACCAACTAACTCAGTTAGATTAGGTTTTATATATCAACCTGCTGATAGTGAGCTAGGAGTTACTGCAAATCAGTACAAGTTATTTCTAAATGGAAACCCTGTAGGAGTTCAAGCTGCTACAACTGTGCCGGATGATATTGCATTAGAAGCAAATATGATGATCGCACATAAAGGAACAAATGCTAATCACTTAGTGGTTGATTACTTTAATACGATTCAATCTAGAGTAGCTGCATCTGGACCACAAGCATAATAATTAATATAGTGTGGGCTTCGGCCCACACATTAATTTTTAAGGAGAAAACTAATGAGCACATATCCAGTAGATGTAAAAGCGGTACAAAAATCAACTGCTGCTACACACACAATATTTGCAGGACCAGGTAGAATTGTAGGTCTTTATATTAATAAAGAACCAAATGTTGCGCAAAGCACTGTTACTTTACAAGATGACAGCACAACTGTTGCAGAATTTACAGTTAGAGCTACCACTAATACTAACGGAGACGGTTTAACAGAATATATTCAGTTTCCAGGTACAGGTATTAGATGTGCAACAAGTATTAAGTTGACAATTGGAACTGCAGTTACATTTTGTACAGTAATATTTGGTTAGGAGTTTTAAGTGGCCACAATTACTTATACAGTCACTGTAGCAAGTGGCACAACGCAATATGGAACCGGTAATAGATTTTATATCAACGGTGAGTTAGCCCCTGTCTTGTATTTACAAGAGGGTAATACTTATATTTTTGATTTATCTGATACAACAAACGATACACATCAATTAGCTTTTTCTACAAACCCTAACAACTCACCTGCTGCAGCTTATACAACTGGTGTTACTACAACAGGAACTCCAGGAACAAGTGGAGCAAAAGTAACCATAGTAGTTGCACCTGTCAAAAAAACTGGCGCACCTGTTTTATTTTATTATTGCACAGCACATAGTGGGATGGGTAATGCTGCACAAACTATATCACCTACTTCTGGTGAGTCAGAATTCAACCCACAAATAGATGAAATTATAGAAGAAGCTTTTGAAAGAACTGGCGTTCAAGGAACTAGAACAGGTTATCAATTAAAATCTGCAAGAAGATCTTTAAATATAATGTTTCAAGAATGGGCAAACAGAGGGGTTCATTTATGGAAAGTTAAACTTGCAAAAATTCCATTAGTAGAGGGTCAAGCAGAATATAATTTTGCATCTGATTCTGAAAATTTTCCACAAGATATTGATTCAGTATTAGAAGCATATTACAGAAATAATTCTGATGCAACAGCACCTCAAGATATTGCATTAACTAAAATAGATAGATCGGCGTATTCCGCTACACCAAATAAGTTAGCTAAAGGCACTCCATCACAATATTATGTAGAAAGAAAAATTAATCCTAGTATATTTTTATATACAACACCTAGTGCAAGTGTATCAGATACAACTACACCTAGTAAGTTTCAATTTTGTTTTTATTACTTAGCTAAAATTCAAGACGCAGGTTCTTACAATTATACATCGGATGTGGTAAATAGATTTTATCCTTGTATGATGTCAGGACTTGCATATTATTTAAGTCAAAAATATTCACCAGCTATGAGTCAAGAGTTGGAAAGAAGATATGAAAGTGAATTGTTAAGAGCACTTGATGCAGACAATCAAGGCACATCTACTTTCATTTCACCACAAACATTTTATGGAGATGGAGTATAATGGGTAAGTACGCGTCAGGTAAATATGCATTAGCAATTTCTGATAGATCAGGAATGGCGTTTCCATATGATGAAATGGTTAGAGAATGGAATGGTTCTTTAGTTCATTTTTCAGAGTTTGAAGCAAAGCAACCACAATTAGAACCAAAACCAGTTGGTTCTGATCCACAAGCTTTATATAATCCAAGACCACAACCAGAATCAAAACAAAGTTTAATTCTTTTAAACAACAATCCTTTTACAAGTGTAATCTCTGGCGGAACTACTTATGTAAATGTTTTTTCAGAAAATCATCAAAGAGCAGCAGGTTCTACAGTAAGATTTAGGGGACCACCACAAGTTATTTCTGCAGGTTCGGGAGGACAAGATGGAAAAAATTTACAAGCTTTTGCAAACATACCTACATTTGATAATGTTAGTGATTTAAATAATGCATCTGGTTTTACAATCGCATTAGGACAAATTAATTCTGCAGGAGTTGTTACGGGTGCAACAACATCTGATCCTTTAACCAATCCAATAAATTATTTTTATATAACTAGTACTAGCAACGCTACATCTGGTGGTGTATCAGGTGGTGGAGCAAACTGTTCTGCTGGCCCAGTAACATTAGGAGTCGTAAACGCATAATGGCATACACTTTAGACAATTTAAGAACCGATATTAGAAACTATACAGAAGTAGGCAGTAATGTTTTGTCTGACACTGTGTTAGAGAGAATAATTAAAAATGCAGAATTAAAAATACATAGAGCAATAGATACAGATCAAAGTGTATTTTATGCAACATCTAATTTAATTATTGGTAATAGATATGTAACTATACCGGCTGATTTAAGATTTATTAGATATGTTCAACTTACAAATTCTGATAATGAACAGTTTTATTTGGAACAAAGAGACACTAGTTTTATTGCAGAATATTACTCTACACCTGGGACTTCAGCTGTAGATATCCCTAAATACTATGCAAACTGGGATGAAGAATTCTGGGTGGTAGCTCCAACCCCTGACAGAACCTACGAAATTACATTAGCTTATGACAAAGAGCCACCAACAATTACAACAGATACAACTGGCACTTATTTGTCAAATAAATATTCAGATCTTTTATTAAATGCCTGCTTGGTAAATGCATATGGGTACTTGAAAGGACCGCAGGATATGTTACAATACTACCAAGCTGCTTATAATGAAGCTTTAGAATCGTATGCTCTCGAGCAAATCGGGAACAGACGCAGAGACGAATATCAAGATGGTGAAGTTCGGGCTCAACTTAACGTCAAACCACCATCAAGTTATGGAAAATAAATAGGAGAAAACAAAAATGGCAAACGTAGTACCTTACTCATTCGCACAAGAATTGTTAAAAGGAACACATAACTTCACAAGTAACACTATAAAATTTGCTTTGTATGAAGCTGGATCAGGAGCACCTTACGCAGTAGGAGACACTGCTTATAGTTCAGGAGTAGCTAATCAAGTTGGAACTTCTGGAACTGGTTATTCAACTGGTGGAAATACTTTGAATAACCCTGTTGTTGCAAATCAAACAAATGTTGCAACTTTGACTTTTGATCAAACACAGTGGACGTCAGCAACTTTTGGTGCAGCTTATGGAGTTATATATAATAATTCATCGTCTGATAAGTTAGTCGTTGTTCTAGATTTTGGTGGAACTAAATCTTGTTCGAACGGAACATTTACAATAACGTTCCCAAGTACAAGTTCAAGTGGACCTGGTGCAGCTGGAACAAATTCGCTTATTAGTATAAGTTCGTAATAGGAGAATAAAATGGCTTTGGTTATAAATGACAGAGTAAAAGAAAACAGTACAACATCTGGTACAGGTAATATTACACTCGCGGGTGTTGCATCTGGACAAGGTAATGTAACTTTTAATAATGGTATCGGAACAGGTAACACGACTTACTATTGTATTTTTGAACAAGGCACAAACACGTTTGAAATAGGTTTAGGAACTTTATCGGGTTCTACGACTTTGGAGAGAACAACAGTTATTAATAACTC